TTTGAATTAGATACAGGAATGTTAAATGTACCTGTAGCAGATTTGAGTATGTTTGGTGATGATACTTCATTGTTTAGTTTTGATGCTAAAGATAAAGCAAACTTTAAAGCAGATAAAATTATTCCATTTATGCAAACATATTTAGAAACAGCTTTAGCAGATGCCGGTGTGTCTTTTAATTCAGATGTTATGAAAGCGTTAGAACCTAAAGATTTCAATAATTTAATTAGAAATATAGCAAAACAATTTACAACAAAGGGTCAAACAATAGACCCAATTGATATTAGTAATATTTTAAAAAACATAGTTAAACAGCAAGGATAATAAATGGCAGAATTTTTAGATAGTAACCTCTATACTAATTCCAGTGAATTACAAAAAGCACAATCAGCAGAAGCGGCACTAGAAGAAATTCAAACTGAAAGATTTTCCAATACATTAAAAAGTTATTACAGCTACAGAGATGGTGGTCAAGTGTCTAAACTTAACAGTGCAGATTTATTAGATTATTTTTATGAAGATAGGTCTTGGAGAAACAACAATACTATTTCTATGGGTATGGATTTAACAAACATGATGGGTTCTGATGCTGAAAGAGTAAAAGAATTTGCATATATTCAACAAACTTATTCATCTTTACCTTCTTTTTGGAATGACCCAAATAGAAATTTTGGTGGATGGTTAATTGACAATGGTGGTGCAATGTTACTTGACCCTATTAATTTAATTGGTGTAGGTGTTGGTGGACAAGCGGCTAAACAAAGTTTTAAACTAGGTCTTAAAGAATTATTAAAATCTAAAATGGCAGGCGAAATTAATAAAGCGGCTATTGAAGAAATGGCACAACAAGCTACTAAAGCGGCTATGGGTAAAGCAATTAAAAAAGGTGCTATCTATGAAGGTTACTTTGGTGCTATTACCAATGGTGTCCAAGATATGATTTTACAAAATACAGCAATTAAAGCTGATGTTCAAACTGAATTAGATTTAAGACAAACAGCTTTAAGCACTGCGGCTGGCTTTGGTTTTGGTACTGTTTTTGGTGGTGCATTTACTGCGGGTGCTTTTAAAATTACAAATAGAAATTTGAAAAATACTGCTGTAAAAAACTTAGCCGACATACATGAATTTGGACAAAGTAATATAACTGGTAGAATGCTTTTTAAAGATTTAAGTGAAAAAAAAACAAAACCTGAATTATACAAAAACCAACCTAAAAAAACTAAAGCACAAATTGCAAAAGAAATGGACAATGCTGACCTTAACGGTGATACATTTAATATGCGATTTCGTGATTTTAAACCTGAGCGTATTTCAGGAGAAGATAAACCTTCAAACATCCCTATTAACATTACAAGATACACACCCGGAGCTTATCGTTTTTTAATTAAACAAAGAGCAAAAGAATTAAAAAATAAAGTAGACAGTGGAGAAACAATTTCACTAGATGACATGGTAGAAATAGCGGCAAAGCGTCAAATAGAAATGGGCAATGACCCTGCTGTTGTAAGAGTTCAACTTAGAAAAATGGCAAAAGACCCTAAGATGAAAGAACAATTTGCTTATAGAGTTATTGCTGGAGATTTACTTGCTAAAGATGCGGCTGAATTAGTTTCAAAATCTAATGAATTAGGAAGAATAGATTTAACAGCAACTAGAAGAAAACAATTATTACAAGAGTGGAATGATATAGAAGCTGGTTTAGATGAGTTAGTACAGATTAATTCTGACTTAGGAACTGCGGGAGCAAGAAGTGTTACTGCGGGTAGAATTATAAAAGACAAAACTAGAGCGGCACAATTAATAGCAAATCCTGAAGACCCTAAAATGAAAGCTAAAAAAGCTGGCGATAAAAAAGCTTTTATAGAAGCTCTTGGAAAACTTGATGATGATGAACAAGTTATCTTAGCTTTACAAAATTCTAAAACAGTTAGTAAATGGGATTTAGCGGCTGAGTATGTAAATAACAATTTACTATCTTCTCCTGATACACATGAGTTAAATCTTATTTCAGGTTTATTACAAACACAATGGAAACCTTTTGTTATGCTTTTAAGAAGTTTAAACATGGTTACTACTGATAGAAATAAAGCAATGACAATTGCCAGAGAAGCAATACAAACTTATATTTATCAATATATATATTTAGGTCACGCTTTTAAAAAAGCTGGTCAAACACTTATTAAAGGAAGAGCTACTTTAGATAGTGGTCAAATGAAATTTGATGGTAACATTAGACAAGGACAATTACAAAGATTTATAAGTGCAATGGGTAAAACTATTTCTGAGCCTATTGCTGAAATTGGTGCTAGAATTTCTAATGATGCAATTGGTAGTATAGCAGGTAAAGTAGTACAAGCTCCGTTTGAAGTTGCTGGATTTGCTCAAACAATTCCTTTAAGAGTTCTTGCCGCAGGTGATGAATTTATGAAAACTATGGCTTTTAAAGCTAGAATGACTTCTATTATTAATACTGAAATAATGAGAACAAATCCTGAATATGGTATATTTGTTAAAGGAAAAGTTTTTACAGAAGATTATAAATTAAAATTTAAAGAATTAGAAAAGAAATTTATAGATGAAAATGGTGTTGCAAAAGCAATAGGAACTACTGTTGGTGAAAATTTAAATGCACCTTTACAGTATGCTAGAGATGTATCATTTACTAATACAGCTTATTCTACAAATCCTACTACAGGTGAAGAAGAAGGTGGAATTACTGGTTACATTTTAGATGAAACATCAAAAGGTAAATTAAGAAGTTTTAGAGTATTAGGTCTTCACTTTATTAATACACCTTCAAATTTATTAAGATGGAATTTTCAACATTTACCATTATTAGGTAGATACCAATTTCAAATGAGACACATGTTAGCAGAAGCAGAAGATGTAGCAGATGGCTCAGTAAAACATGTTGCTAGAAAAGGTTTTGCTGGTTTAACTTCTCTTAAATCTGGATTATCAAGCACAAAGAAAAATTATTTAAATCCAGAAGCGGCGGCAGAAGCTAATGCTAGAATACAAGCAGGTTGGATGCTTTGGTCATCAGCGTTTGCACTTGTGTCAGCAGGTAGATTTACAGGTGGTGGTCATTCTGATTGGCGTGAAAATGAGTCTAAAGCAGATTTAGTAGGATGGAAACCTTATGCCTATAAAACAGCAGATGGTAGATATATTCAATTTAACAGGTTAGACCCTATTATGACTCCAATATTTATTATGGCTGATATATTTGAAACACTAGATAAAACTAATGGTGTTATAGACCCTAAAGTAGAGTCAGGCATCCATGAATTAGTAATGGGAACAGTGATGGGTTTATCAAGAAATTTAACTTCTAAATTTTATACAAAAAACATTATGGACACTTACCAATCTTTTTTTGGTGGTGGACTTGCTTCTGCAAGAAAACCTGAACAAAGAATAGAAGCTTCTTTTGCCAAAGGTTTGTATAAATTTCTACCGTTATCAGGTGGTATTAGGTATGCAGATAGAATTACAGATGAATTTGAAAAAGATTTATGGACATTTAGTGATAGAATGCAAAGATATTTTCAAGACAATCCTAATGAAAAAGTAATGACTAAACGAAACATTTGGGGTGAAAAGATAAAAACTAAAAGAGCATGGTTGTTTGGATTAGGGGGAGACTCTGGAGTTATTTCTAGTCCATTTGGCATGACTGCGTTTAAAAATAATGCAACCGCTAGATTTTTTAACAGTGATGAAAGAGAAAACATTAGTTATAGACAACCTTCTGCTGTTGCTAAAAATATAAATAACCAAGATGTTGATTTAAAAACTCTTAGAAATTCATCAGGACAAACAGCTTATGACAGGTGGTTAGAAATTAAAAGTGAATTAAGACTTACTTCTTCAGGAAGTGTCTCTATTAGTGGTAAAGGTGTTAGTTTAAAAGATTACATAGAAAATTTAATTGCAGATAAAGATAGTAATTTATATACTCAGCCTTCAGGAGTAAGACAAGGAAAAGACCTTCAACAAATGTTTATTATGAGTATTATACATGGTGTTGAAAATGTCGCATATAATGTAATGCAACAAGAATTTCCTCAATTAATAGCTATTCAAGAAACAGAAATTAAAGATTTAATACAAGATTATAAAAACCAAAATCAAAAGAAAAAAAGAACATTAAACCTTTTAACAAGCAATTAACACAAAGTACCCCTTTTAGAAGAGATTAAAAATTATGGCAAATTCATTTGTAAGATATACCGGAAACGGTTCAAACAGAGCTTACGCTATCAATTTTAGTTACAGAAGCACAGATGACCTATCTACATTAGTAGCTGGTAGTGCTGTTACTGCTTATGTACTAGATTCAGCAGGCACTACTCTTACTTTTGATGTAGCACCGGCAAATGGTGCGGCTATTGAAATAAGGCGTACAACAAGTCAAACAGCCAAATTAGTTGACTATGTTTCAGGTGCAGTCTTAACTGAAAACGATTTAGACACAGATTCAGACCAAGCTTTCTATATGTCTCAAGAAGCTATTGATAAAGCTGGAGATGTAATTGTATTAGACCCAGCAGATTTTCAATGGGATGGACAATCAAAAAGATTAAAAAATATAGCTACACCTGTAGATAACACAGATGCAGTAAATAAAGCATACATTTCAACAAATATTCCAAACATTACAACTGTAGCAGGCATAAGTGCTAATGTTACAGCAGTAGCAGGTAATGCTACAAACATCAATGCAGTAGCCGCAGATGCTACAGATATTGGTTTAGTAGCTACAAACATAGGTTCAGTTAATACAGTTGCCGCAGATATTACAAAAGTAATTGCAGTAGCTAACGATTTAG